TGAAGGACTTTAAGAACTTCCTATGGATGATATGGAGGCACTTGCTGTTACCTGACCCTACGCCAATCCAGTATGACATTGCCGACTTCATGCAGAACGGGCCTAAACGCTCGGTAGTAGAAGCGTTTCGTGGTATAGGGAAGTCTTGGATCTGTTCTGCATTCGTGGTACACCAACTGTACCTTGACCCATCAAAGAACATCCTGGTTGTATCAGCATCGAAGACACGTTCTGACGATTTCAGCACCTTTACCTTGCGACTCATTAACGAGATCAAGCAGTTGAAGCACCTAAAGCCAAAGGCAGACCAGCGTTTTTCCAAGATTGCATTTGACGTTGGGCCAGCACCACCAGCACACGCTCCGTCTGTAAAGTCGCTTGGTATCACCAGTATGCTCACAGGGAGCCGTGCCGACATTATCGTTGCCGACGATATTGAAGTGCCGAATAACTCCATGACACAAGGCATGCGTGATAAGTTGGATGAACAGGTAAAGGAGTTTGATGCTATCTTGAAACCTGAAGGCGATGTACGGGTGATCTTCTTAGGTACTCCACAATGCGAGGACACAATCTACAGTAAGCTACAGAAGAGAGGCTACACCGCACGTATTTGGCCTTCACAGTACCCTTCACATGAGAAGGCACACCAACTATACGATAACTCACTAGCACCCTATATCGTTGAGCGTATTACCGACGAGAACATAGGACACAGCACGGAACCAACACGGTTTCCTGACACTGACCTTGAAGAACGTAGATTAAGCTATGGTAACAGTGGATATGCTTTGCAGTACATGCTCAATCCGAGGCTCAGTGATGCAGACAGATACCCGCTGAAGATCAATGACCTGATCGTTACCAACATCGACAGCGAGCTTGCACCGCAGAAGTTGATCTACGCACAAACACCCGACAACGAATACCGTGACCTGCCTTGCGTTGGTTTCAATGGCGATAGATTCTACCGACCAGAAAGCAGAGTCGGTGATATGATACCGTACACAGGCTCAGTATTGGCGATTGACCCATCAGGTAGAGGTCGGGACGAGACGGGCTATGCGGTGTGCAAGATGCTCAACGGATTCATATACACGCCTGAATGTGGAGGCATCAAAGGTGGCTATGAGAAACCAACACTGATCGAGCTTGCCAACATAGCCAAACGCAACCAGGTGAACAAAGTTATCATTGAAGCTAACATGGGTGACGGTATGTTCACGGAACTACTAAAACCTATCCTCAATAGTATATATCCATGTGGTATTGAAGAGGTACGACACACAAGAGCAAGCGGAGGTAAAGAGCAACGGGTCATTGATACGCTGGAACCTGTTCTTGCACAGCATAAGCTTGTGATCGACCCGCAAGTAATCAAGCATGACTACAATACTATACAGGCATATCCTGTAGAGCAGAAAGCTTCCTACTCATTGTTCTACCAACTCTCCCGCATCACAAAAGACAGAGGATCGCTTGTGCATGATGACCGATTGGAGGCATTAGCAATGGGAGTGAACTACTGGGTGCAAGCTATGGCTCAAGATCCTGAGAAGAAAATGCAAGCACACAAGAAAAAGCTACTTGACAGGGAACTAAAGGATTTCATACGAATGGCCCAAGGACGCAAAAAAGGACAGAAAAAAGCGTCTTGGATAACACTATGAAGCAAGCTGAAGAATTCGACTTAGGATGCGACGACATCCTGCCACCCTACTATGACGCACAGGGTAAGAAGTACCCGTCACTTGAAAAGCTTGTCGATGCTGGTGTGCATTACTTCTACTCACGCACAGGTAAGGATGGACTCCCACGTCTAAGACGTGATGGCAGAGGTAATGCGATTTCCTATAAACCAAAACAAGAGGATGAATAGACTTTAGGCACACTGCCTATACTGGTTATATGTATCGGGTCGTCGTCGCAGAGGAGTAAGCAACCTTGCGGCGGCGGCCTATTAACTGAACATATACTCGGAACCCAGCACCTGACTAAAATCCAGTGAACCAAAAGGAACATCAATCTTGCAATCAAGAGCAGACTCCATCTCTGCCAGCCAATCAGTGTCGTGATATGTCTCGTGGACTTGCTGGCGTATCGCATGATTTAATTCCTCACCGTCACCCGCACGACACATGTAGCAATCATGTACGGTCATTACAGGTACATTACATTGACCCACTACGTTATGCACCAAAGCTGCATCATGGGAATGCACAAAGTTTGGAGCAATAGCCCTACGCTGCTTACCCATGTCAATCTTGCCATTGCTTCTGTACTGACTGGTCTGTATTGTCCTGCCATTGAACACGGTACTGACCCGTGTATTACGCATACCACATAGCCCCTGCATCACAGTAAAGCCACTCGGACTCTTCCATTTGAGCGGCTTGTCACTCACTGCATCACGTAACGCTTGCTGTAACAGGTACACATTCCTGTATGTCGGCTCAATGCACTCCAAGATGACGTTACGCAATTCCTGGCAAGCTGGAAACAACTCAGTCGGGAATACATCCTGTCCCCTGTCGCTCTTTAGGAACTCATCATAGTGTAGCATCAGGTTGTTGATATGACTGCGATGCGTAACGCCATTGGGAATACCCATGATGATATGTTTCATCACGCTACGATCCAGACCTACCTTCAACCACCCGTCAGCATACTCCAAATCCCTGCGTGTATATAGTTGCTCCTTGGTTAGATCCATTGCGTAGGTGTAGACATCCTCTGGGTAGTCATTACTCGTCACGTTCGTCAACCTCGCCAAGTGTTTGTCCCTAAGTATCAGGCTCATCATTTGTGACCCGTTACAACTACCGTCCATACTGATTGGTAGTTTGGAGACGTAATCTTCACCCTGCTCAATCACTCCAGCCCAATCCAAGCAGAAGGCTAAGAACATCCAGGGTTTGTCTGCACCCTGCCACCAGTTGCAATCCTCAGGACTGTAAATGGTATTACGTATACCAGTCTCATTGTCCTGCACCCATTGCACACGTTCTGCTTTGCTCCCTTTTACACCCCACATGTTCGCACCATGCACCGCAAGCCATTCCTTACCCTTAGCACCGATCCGCTTGCCTTCACGAAAACGATACAGTGCCTTGATATACTCAACACTCTGTGGCCCCATAGGATACGTGTAAATGCGTCCCCTATAGTCCATATGCATTGGGAAGTACACATCATGCCCTTTGAGCCTTGTCGCCTCTCCTATGCCCCGTAACGCCTTTACTTTGTGGTACAGGATGTCATCGTTCTTTTCGTGGATCATCCTGCGTTGCCGCTTCCACTCTAATCGCTCCGCGGTAGACAGGTTCACCCAATCATGGTTGTATGGTAACTCGTAAGGTGTATTGCGAGGTAGCTTGCCAATCTCCCTATCACTCTGGAATCCCCACCTTACCACATCAAGTACATCCTCATTCACTTCCCACGCCGTGCTCTGCATATGATTTATAGCCTGTACTGCTGCATCACCCACTTGGCAGAACTGTATATTCTTCATTCCAGTTTGGCGACGTAACAATCTGCATTCCTTCACATGATACGCACCACCAGTCATCGCCTGCCACTCTGGTGGTTCCTCCACCACTGGCATAAGGACAGGATGCAACATAGCCTCATGCTCATTGAACCTACGTATCCAATCCAGCAACTCAGGAGTCGCTTCCACGAGATAAGTGGTATACCCCTTACTGGTTTCCCTACGATTTTGTTCGTACTTTCTGACAAATCCTGTTTGGCGACGTAACAATTCAAAAACCCAACCTCCAAACTGCACTTTTTCGGTCATGCTCCATGCTTTCAGGCCTAGGGCCTTGTCTCCCCCAGCATCTCGGATAAGACGCTTCATGTGGAGTTGAAAGCCGCTCTTTTTTACCCGTTTGACTTTGCTTTGTATAGCTTGCCAAAGATCTTTGTGCTTCCGTTTCAAGTAAGTTGCTCGATACTCGAATTCGAGTTCCTCTCCAATATCGCAAATCAGAGTCGAATACTTTTTCACTTGAGTAACTCCATTGAGAACACACTCCAACCCTTTTAAAGCAATCACAGACGGTGACAAGATTTCACCAGTATACTTATACCAAACTGGTTTGAAACGCCCTATTTTGTAGCTTAAAAGATCTCGCTCTATTTCACTGGCA